GTATTTTACAATGGAATTGATATAGACATACAGATAATCAGCATCCAAGAATACCGGATCGATCGCTACTGGACAACGAGGTTTTAGATAGCGAAAATATTCATCCTTCTTAATCTGAGGGATACCATCAAATTCTTGAAGGTCGACTGTAATAAAAACTTTTCCGTATTGGGGAGGATCATAGTCTTCTCCTCCAAAAGCAGATACTGTGTTGATTTCTGGGAAGTTAATCTTTAGCAGGTTTTCATAGTCTTCTGCTGTAATAGCGCGCTCTTGTGTTGTAAAATAGCGTGGAGCGTTATACTTGATCTTTTCGATAGACTCTGCAACAGAACCCCCACCCGCGCGTTCATTTGTTGTGACCCTAATATTTGTTTCACCATCAATTGAAGAGACTGATCGGAATGAAGAAGATCCATTCGGAAGCTCCCCATTTGATGTTCTATATTCAATAATTACAACGGCTCTATTTTTTGGTTGTCTGCCAACAACCCCATCTCCAAACGCAACTTCGTATTGTTCATTGAATGTTGACTGAATAAAGAAGATTTCTGAGTCTGCATTCTGGTTAAACAAAGTCTGAGCTCTAGTATATGCTTTTTGGGTCTTGCCGTTGTCTTCAATGATAGTAACTCTTACTGAGCTAACATCTACGTTCTTAGCAGAGATAGTATACTTGCTTGGATTATTATAGTCAACAACATATGTGTCCGATTGAATGTTACCTTCGTATAAAGTAATGTTCTGAGCCACAAACGTTGTGTTTGAGCTAGAAATAACAAAGTTTTCATCGGTAGTAAATGTGTAATTGGTTGAACCAACCTTTGTTACAAAAGGAGCCCCTCTTGGAATAACAACCGATCTCTTGTTGGGATCAGATGTTGTAATAGTAATTGTTACATTAGCTGTAGATGATGTAAAAGACTTGGGGAGATAGTTAAGCTCTTTGGCATGGGATACGACCGAGTCTCTTAGCTGAGCTGTATCAAGGAACATCTCGTTGCCTACCATGTTCAAGTAGAACGAGTTCAAATACGTGTTGTACGACAAAATGTCAAGTAGAACGTTGAGATTGGATCCCTCAAAGTCATAGTCCTTGAATGAATCTTGTTCTTTGAGATATGTCTTTAACGACTCTTTATGAGAAGCAAAGTCTAAGGATGTTAAGGATATACTTGAATTTGCCATTATCTTACTCTAGCTAGATTAACGTTTACAGCGATCGGGGTAGCATTATTTATGATATAGAAAAGAATGCTTACAATATAAGCGTTATTAGCTTCATCTGCTCTTATAATAACGTCTGGGTTGATAGCTCTCGGCTCATGGTTTTTAATGGCTTCGATTATCAACTCTTTTAGTACATCGGATGTGTAATCACTCATCGGCTCGAAGAGTATGCTTTGAATATTAGAACCAATATTGGGCTGAAAGAAACGTTCACCTCTTTGTGTGAGAATAAGATTACGTACCGACCGCTTAACAGCTTCTGAATTTGTCAATGTAATCAGCTGATCTGTCTCGGGATGCTTGTTCAAGTTAGTCATAAAGTCGCTACTAGTGACCTTACTTGCACTTCTTTGGGATGTGGTTATTTTATCTAATCTTGCAGCCATACTACGTTCCTTTTAGCATAAAAGATATTTATGCTGGTTGTGGCATATAGCCACCATCTTTGTACTCTACAGCAAAGCAAGATGGGATTAAACCATATATTCTCTGAGCCATAGTCGTGATAGGCACCCCAATTGTTCTTTCAAGAAACCTCATTGCGTCACATTGACTTATTTTACCATTAACAATATCCATAATCAACGTCAGAGCTTTAATAAACGCTCCAATCAATGGAACTGCCTTTAGCAAGTCCAACAGCGCGCTACTAATCGTCTTGTATAACCATTCTGTAATTTTTCGAAACCAGTCTTGTTGAATAAAATTTCTAATGTCCTGCATTAGCTCTTTCCACTCGCCCTGAATCTTGGCCAGTATTTTTTCTTTTGAGGGAATTTTTTCATTCTTGAGATCGATTACGATTCCTAAAACATTGCCGAGGGTGCCAAAGAAGGGAACAGGAATACCTAATATTGTGTCAATAAGAGTATCAATTAGTTTTTGAGCTTGTTTGTACAAAGCACGCGCAACATCATCAGCTAGCTCGCCACTAAGAATCTTCTCTTTTATCTCGATGTATTCTTTTTTGATTTTGTTCCATATCTTGTCAAAAGCCTCTTCAAGAGCCTTAGTGGGATCTGCTATGAATTTCAAAAACCCTGGCAAAGGAACAACCTTATCAATTGCTTTGATGATAGCAGTGATAATTTCATTGATAAAATTGCTGAGAGTGCGCTTGACCCATGCAACGAATCTTCTCCACAATTCCTCTACACTGTAATCGGGGGACTTGATATTCCACGTTCCATTAAAAAATTCGTTCACCTTATCATCAAATTTGGATAGAAAATCTCTAACGTCTTGTTCGCGCTCACGAACAGCCGCTTTAATTTTCTCCTTACCTTCGACTGTAAAGAAATCAAGAATCCTAGGAGTATACTTGTATGGCTTTCCCTGGGCATCTATTAAAGTAGTTGAACCAAGGAACGGAATGGGAAGATTGAGTATGTTTGATATACCTAATAGCTTAATAACACTATCAAGAAACTCAATTATTTTATTCACCAAGAACATTTCGAGTTCTCTGAGTAGCTGCATAGCTTGATACTCTAGCTCGTGCTCTAGGTTCTTTATACGCTGGAATACACGCGGAAAGATTGAATTGAGGAGATCGAACTCCTTATTCATCTTTTTAATGGCTTCGCCTAGCTTTTCCTTGCATTCTGCATCACAACTAGCAGGCAGCGCATAGTATTGCAATTCGAGCTGCTTTCTTAACTGACCAACTCGCTTGAAATATTGTGTTGTTTGTTTGAATCCAAACTTTCCGCCTTGACATTCTAGAGGCGGTTTTGGAGGCAAAACAAGCGTACAAGACATTAGGCATTCAACCCAATAATGGGTGCCTCAATATTAACTACGCCGGATGCTGATGAGATGTTGATGGAACCTGATGCATTTAGATTAATTGACTGTGCAGATGTTACCGTAACTTCTCCAGATGCAGTAGAGATTAGAATATCCCCTTCCACAGATGCTATCCTTTTATCTTTAACAGCAATTTCAAACGATTCTCCAACGGAACGAACAACAACCGATCCATCAGGATTCATTTCGATATAAGATCCAGATCTGTGATATAGGTGAACGCGTTCGGCCCCAGGTGTATCATCAACTTCAATAATATGCCCTCTGGCTGTTGTCATTACTTTGTTAAAGGGGTATTCTGGCTTTGCCTGGGACTCTGGCTCAAAGTCAAACTGTTCGCGTTGGACCTTTTGTCCTCTTGCATACTGAGATACTGAATGGTTAGACTCTTTGCCTTCGCCAATGAAAGGAATGGTTCCTAAGAACACAGGCTTCTGTTTGCGTTTGCCGTCAAGATAGAATCCGAACGCCATGGATCCTATAACAGCTCCAATTGGAGAAGTTCCTACACCCACTAAGTTGGCAGAGGTGACAGGAGATAGTGGTGTGGCCCATGGTAAATCATCAGTGTTCACTTCATCGCTATGCTCATGCAAGATACGAATTCTCACACGACCGAGCTTCAAGGGATCGTCAATATCCTCAACGAAGCCGATGAACCAAATAAACCCTTCTTCACCTAGTTTTGAACCGAACATTTTTTATCCTTAGAATGGTTTGCCTTCGCCGAAGCCTGTTTTAATTATCTCTAGTGACTGTGTATATGTTGGAGGAGCAGTCAAGTCAATCATATGACGAAGAGATGTGATAAGATAGTTACCACTCATCGACGATGACAACTTAGTCTTGGTGTTTGTCAATCCATCCATTTCCGGAATGTCACATTTGATCACATTTCCAACTGTTACTGCAGGATCTCCATATACAAGAATTCTTGAAACGTTCGATATGAGATTGGGAAAATATATTAATAGGTTAGCTATTTTTTCTGGAGGAATGTATAGATCTTCCGAATCAGTGTCTATTCCGGAAGTGACAATAGCACGCTCCATTGTAACAATTTCCTCAAGCAGAGCTTGACGTTCCGATGTGGTAGTAAAGCCGCCTTTATCAAGTTGTTTAAACGAGAGCTCTTTTTCGGTCTTTTCGTATGTCTCTTGCACGGCTGTTGTTACATTGAGGTTGCGAACTTTCTGTTTAGCGGCATCAAGCAGCAATTGTTTAACTGCTTTACCTACTACCATAACATCTCTATAGAGAATGTTTCTCCAGTTTGTCCCTTCCACATCAACGTTGACAGCTGAGTCATAAGTATAGATTTTATCGCCAATCTTCTTTACGCCATCATCAATCAGTTTTTCGATTGTAACAAACTTATATCCATATTTGTCTTCATAGAAGACGTATGAGTGAGATTCGTTATCAATTGACAAAGCAGCTCTACGTAGCTCATCAATTAGTTGAAAAGGTTTGCGGGAACGTGGTCTGATGTTTTGAATGCCATTTGTAGGTTCACAAACATAGTCCTTGGATGTTCCAATATAGGTTTTTAATACGTTGATGACCGCATCAGATATATTTTCTTTTCCTGAGTATCTGATTAGCTTGTGGGCCTCGCGCTTATCAATTTCTTGTGATACGCAGACCATCTTGTAAACAACGAGCTTGTCTTGGTTTTCACTCTTCTCTCCGGCCCGATCGAGGACAGCCAAAGTATATGAGACAGTCTCATCAAGTCCAATAACACTAAACTCAATATCAACTGTCATTTCATCAATTTGTGGAAATTTACTAAGGAGGCCTATACCATCGACAATAATGATATCGGCTATAATATAGGGTTGAAATATACTCTCGTAGATATCGAGTTGAGTAGCAATGCCTATTAAAGGAATTGGCGCGCCCAGTCCAGTATTGAGGACTAGCTTACGAATTTCTACACTACCAGGTTCAACTCTTTTTACTTGTGCCATTATTTGATTCTTTGCGCAAATTCACCGTCAAATGTAGCAAGATAGTCTGAAGGCAAGACAGAAATTTGTTTCTTTCCTTCGTTTTTTTCTTGCTCGAACTCATATGCAGTTACGGGTTGCCAGAAATTAGTTTCTGATGATAATATATTTGTATGGATAGGGTTGACATCAGTAATTGATGTGTCGCCCAACACACCTTCTATAAACGATCCTGATACATGGTGTACGATGAGAATGTTATTGACCGTGTCGATGGATCTTATTGTTGCTGAAGCAGATGAGGATGCTTGAGTGATGCGATCCCCAACTGTATAGTCTGCAACGTCCCCTAGGGTTAATTCAACAACAGCATTGGTGGATCTAATCCAATCTTCTTTGCGTCTTTCATACCGAATTACAGTGGACCCTACATTTGTTACTGGTGCATAATATTCTTGCAGCTTGGGGGATAAGCTGTCATACACATCCACAGATATAGAGGAATCGTCTAGTAAATACCAATTGTTTCTGTAGAACACAATTGTTTGCTCGGCTGTTTCCTTCGATCCATATTTTTTAATAATGTATTCGTCAAACACATCATTTTCAAGGTAAAATGAATAGTATGGATCTACAACGTCATTGACAAGATAGAACACCCAATCAAAGTTGGGATCATCATAGTAATTGTTTGATAATACATCCGGACGCGTCAAGCCTTCTTCAAGGGTGAAATCGTAATATGTATAGATGTCTTTTTTAGACTGTTCAGACAAGTCCACCTTAGCGAGGATATTTCTAACAGCCTGACCGCCATATTCTGTTAGAGGAAACCTATCAAAATACTTGCCTATCATTGTGGGCTATCCCCTCCTGGCTTAATTGCATCCATTACATCCTCTCCTAGCTCTTTAGCTTTATCCCCGATTATTTCGAAGAAGTCAGGAGCTTCACGTGATGGTAATACCCCATAATCAGCCTGAGTATGATATTCGATTTCTTGCAGACCCAATCTAAGTTGAATGAATGTTGGAAGTGATGTACCAGCAAAGAACGATGGAACCCCATTAGGAGCATAATTGATATAATATCGGAGATCATGCATTGCTTAATTACATATAGATCGCGTTCAATACGACCCGATTCCCCCTTATTTCTGGCCCATGGATAAAATTTAACTTTGCACATTTTAGGGTAATCAAAGATGGCTGTAGATTTTGCAAAAAATTAGGAAGAGAGTTTTGTCTCAACA